ATCTCCTCAACAATGATCGCTCCAGAACCTGCTGTTATTTTTACAGCACGTTTTACAACTGCTTGTTTACCAGACTGACCATAAGTGTATGCTGCTCCAACACCAGAAGCATCAATGTCAGATGTAATGGTGTTACCTGTGATAGATGCTACCTTTTTACCAACTGTACCTGCTGATAGGAAACCACTGGCAATAGCTGGTGATGTACCATTATCTTCTACTGCTATAAAATCATCAGCAGAAAATGGATGTGTATCTCTTACTAATCCTAAACTACTTCCCAATGTATACACTGCAGGGTTTGCATTTGTTACTTTTGCAATCTTTGCTTGACCAGGTTTTGCTCCTGACTTAAGGAGGATTGCTTCATTCTGTACCAGTGTGATAGCAGGTCCGCCATTAAATGATACTGTAGATGCTGCTGCTGTTGCAAGCACTCTATAGTATCCTGTTTGCACTACTTGATATTCCGTTCCACTACCAGAAATAGTGTTAGTGCTTAATACTTTTAAAACAGGCATTGTCGTGTCTTGTTATTTCGTGTCCTTTTTATTTATCTGCTTTTGTTGCTTCAACATTTTTTGCAAGTCAGAAGTGCTACCAACGAACATTGCGTTAGTAACATTAGTTGGACCTTTGTTAGGTTCATCATCCAACTCTTTCATTTTCTTTTGAAGATCGATTAACTTATCTGCTACGTCCCCGACGTTTTTAATAAGTTGACCTGCCACTTCATAAGCTCTCGGATGATCCGATGCTCTTGCCACGTCAAGTATGCCATCGACTGCCTCCTGACCTTTCATTACCAGATTATGTAGTTGAGCACGACTAACTTCGTAATCATCCTTAACATCCTGTGTTTCGGATTTCTTAAGAGATGGTTTTACTTTTTCTACATGCTTTTCTAGTTCAGAAGGTTCTGTACCGAATACATCATTTAAACCGCCAAATGGATCGCTCATCAGATTGCCTCATCATTTCCACTTACAAAGTTTTTCTTCTTACCATCAGTAAACTGTGCTTGCATCTCACCAAATCCAAAGTCATCATCCGCATCAAGTAAATCAGCATCTGCTTGATTAACTAGGAATACACTAGAACCATTGGTGTGTGCTGCACCTGCAGTTCCTTCATATGCTCTAAGAACTGTAAGATTATTACCAGAGATTTTCTGTACTCTGATTAGTTCAGCATCGATGTATATACTATCAAACTTACTGATACCACTAGCATCTGCTACTGCTATTAGATTATCATTCGCATCTGTAGCAGAAGAAAGAGTAGTAACAACAACTCCATCTCTATCCTGTAAGGATGTAGGTGTTGTTTGATAGCGTACCTCTCTTGGTGCTTTTGCTGTATCGACACTTGTATAATAATCGACACTTGCCTTTTTGATAATCTTGGACTCTGTAACTGGACCGTATAAGAATGTTTTTGCTGTAAACTGTAGTGTGTATATTATTGCTCTTCTTGTTGCAAAATCTCCTTCATAAGTATCTTCATAATCAATATTAGTTAGTACAATGGGAACATCTTTTGTCTCACCCATCGCAGGAACTAACTTGATTGATAGATTATAATGTGGTTGAAATACTGGTAGTATCTGTTCTAGTATTTGTAAACCATCATCCTGATTCTTTGATATTATTGCTAACTCAAAACTAATATTATATGGCACTGGCATGAACAAAGACTTATTCTTTGAAGATGTGTTTGCCATCTTAATCTTTTGTGTTGGTGCTACCTTTCTAGTAGGATCATATGATACACCTGATATCTCAAATCCTATACGGGGTAAAGTAATCTGTACCCGTTTGTTTGTAGGATCAGGCACCTGATCTAAACGTGCTAAGAACTTATCTTTTGGACCATAAGCAAGAGGTACCTTCATTACCTCATCTTGTCTTCTTAGTTCAATATTATTGAATAGAGTACCAAAAGCAACAATGGTTTTTCTGAATATTTCGTGGTATGAATAGTTTCCTAACATTAGATTGTACCGTCAGTAACAGATCCAACCGTGCCGAATGGGTTAGATTCTGTGAAATCAATGATGTCATTGTCGGCAGTCTCAAAGTCGTTATTCATATCGTACTCTGAGTTGGTATTCTGTATTGTATTATATGTAGCAGTTGTCCAAGATGCACTAGATGTACCACCAGTTATAGTCTCAGGAACTGAGAATGTACCAGAACGATTTATGACAATCAACGTTCTAGTAGCAGAATCAAACGATTTAACTTCAGCAGTGACATTAGATGTACCACCAGTTACAGTTTCACCTGCTGTAAATGCACCAGATCCACCTGCTACGAGACCAACTGTAATCGCATTTGCAAATGCAGTCTCGATAGCATCTAGATCTGTAATACCAGTATCGATCTCCTCGTCGCTGTACTCGAATAGTTCACACTGACACTCCCATACATATCCTTTTCCTAGCTGGTAGAAGGGTTTCTCTGCCTCCACAAACATGATTTGGAATAGGTGTTTAGTGATAGGAAACCAGATTAGGTCCCCTTCGTTTGGTCGTCCTTCGACGTTAAGCGTTGTAGAGTCGTCAACATGCTCTTTAAATTTCTCACGGGAGAATATAAAAGTTGTCTTGTCTTCAATACGGACTCCAAATTTGCTAAGTAACTCACCTTGTCCTTCCCATCCTTCAACATTATTGACATATGCTCGGATAGGTTTCGCGCTTCCAAATTTTGTATCCGAGTCTTCTCCAAAGACTGTATCTTTGTTGACAATCGTTCTCGGAACGTAGAAAATATCTTGCCCATAAATTTCAATGGTTTCAACGATAAGGTTTTCAATAAATTTCTGCTCTTGGGCAGAACCATTAATGTTCAGTCTAGCACTATTGCTATAATCTGATTGTACAAAATCTTCTGCAGGAGTGTTGGTGATCGCCATGTTCGGTTTACCCTATTAAATCTAGAGGTGGAAGTTCGTATGTATTACGAAGTGTCTCTTCAAGATCTTTCTTGAACTGACTAGCATCTTCTAAGATTTGTCTACCATTCAAGGTGACACCACCAAGCATTTGAATGCCATCATACTTACTTAGGTTTCTTCCCCACTGTTGTTGGAATAATGCTTCAACATAATCTTTCAACCAGTTGTCATTGTACATATTAGTATATGTCTCAGGATCTTGTCTAAGTGACATTTCAACTAATATGAAATCCCCTGCTGTCAAATCTGCCCAGTCCATATCAAGATATAATCTACCTTGATGTTCGTTGAATCTTACTCTACGATCTCTTTGTGAGTTAGTAACCCAATCGAGAGTTTCAAGATACTGTGAAGTTAGGAAGTAGTGTAGAATGTGTCCATGCGTCATAGCATAGATATCATTCAAAAAGATCTGATACTTGATATTAAAGATATTTCCAGGAACGATACTTGATGCACCGATCTGAGAATACACATGATTTACACCTAAAGTTCCAGGTGGTAGATCAACATAGTTGTCCATCTCAGACCATGGAGTTCCTGACACAGTTGTAAATCCTGTTGCAGCAGTTTTGATTGCATCAGTAACCTCTATTTTCATAAAGGTTTTGTAACTACCATTGTAATGGTATTCTTGATAAAAGTCAATAGCTTCTTCCACCAAATCATCAAGTTGTTCAGTTGCAACGTTGATGTCAATCGTAGGAAATCCTAGTCTACGAAGGGCGTAGTTCTTTAGTTCTGTTTTACTTGCGGGTCTAGTAGCTGACATAACTTATTAACTGAATGAGGAGATTGTCAAAGTAGTAACATCATTAGCACTAACGACTTCTCCTTTCTTGAAGAATCCGTTGACATTATCAACTGTGATCTGGTTAGTTCCCAGAGCAGTAACAACACCTGTAGTGCCAGAAGTAGCACCAGTAACTGTTGCTCCAACTTCCATCGTTGTGATGTCAGTAAGAGTTAGAGTTGCGTTAGTTGCAACTGTAGCGATATTTACTGTACCACCTGATCCTGGGTTTGATCCATCAAGACCAGTTGGTTGAACGATAGTGATTGTCTCACCTGCAACATAACCAGTACCACCATCATTGATAACAACGTTAGTGATTGCACCTGCAGATGCAGTAATATTTACAACCAAACTTGCTGATCCAGAACCTCCAGTTGTTGCTAGAGCAGTTCCTGTAACATAGTTTGATCCACCTGCTAATGTTGCCAAGTTTAGTGATAATACTTTACCTGCATTAGCATTAGTGATTGTAACGGTATCAGTAATCAGATAGTCAGAACCACCTGCATTTACCGCAGCAGCAGTAATATTTCCATCAGCATCAACTGTAGTATTAACAGTCAATCCAGATCCAGTTCCTCCAGAGGTAGCAACAGCAGTTGCTCCTGTGAATCCCCCGCCACCACCAACACTAACTCCTGTTGTAACAACTGCACCTGGTGTTGGATCTCCACTAAGTCCTAGTGTAAGTGTAGTTGATGTTGCAAGGTTGTTTAACATTGCTCTTAGTTGTTCAAAAGCATTGTCAAGTTTATCTTGAACTCTTGCATCTGTATAGTATAGATTAGTTCCTTCAGATAGATTTGTTGTAGATTTATTGGATAGATCTAAGTTTGCACCTGTAGCAGCTGCAACTCTTGCATCTGCCCTAGCATTAGTAAAGAATAGTTTGCTTGAACCTTCTGTGACATTATCAGTATTAATATCTCCTTGAGTTACAGAGAGTGCACCACCTGCACTTAGTTCAATACCTGTGCCATATGTGAAGTGTGTTCTTGTTCTTGCAGCAGTCGTGAATAGATTTGTTGATCCTTCAGTTACATTATCGGTATTGATTTGAGACTGAGTAACAGAAAGTTCACCACTACCAGACAACGCAATACCTGTTCCGTAAGTAAAGTGTGTCCTTGACCGAGCAGCAGTGGTGAACAAGTTGCTTGATCCTTCAGTTATATTATCGGTATTAATATCTGATTGTGTTACGGATAGTGTATATGTATTAGCAGTGTCATCATAAACTTTAGTAATGCCAGTGCTTGCTGTGATGAGAGCATTGATTCTATCATCTACTCTTTCATTAGTAAAGTATAGATTTGTTGATCCTTCAGATAGATCATCGGTATCATGATTTGCGATACTAGAAACTTGTCCAGTAAGATTTGCAGTAATAGTTCCTGCAGCGAAGTTACCAGATGCGTCTCTGATTACGAGGTTGTTAGCAGAATTAGTACTCGCACTAGCAACGTTGATTGTAGTATTACCAGAAACACCATCAGGATTAGTAAGAGTGATTCCTGAGGAAGCGGTAACTTGGAGAGTTCTTTGGGCATAAGTGTTAGCAGCAGTTCGTACGACATAACCAGTTCCTGACATTGCAGCAAGTGCAGTGATGTCAGCGTCAGCATAAGTTGTTGTGATTGTTGGAGCAGAGCTACCATCTACAGATACAGAACCTAGAACAACACCTGCAAGGGTGAAGGTTCTAGCAGTCTTCCATGCATCAGCAGTAGATGCGTTTCCTAAGAAACCTGCACCAGATCCTGCAGCACTAGCAGCAGTGATTTGATTAGCAGCAAAGTCACCAGATGAATCACGAAGAACAACTGTGGATGCAGTTGCAGCAGTTGCAGTTGTAGCACCATCTAATAGATCAGCGTTAAGATTATTGATCTTGTCAGTTGTTGGAATGACAAGAGCAGGACCAGATGATACTTGAGATATTATCTGTCCATCTACTGTTGCTGTACCATCAACGTTTAAGTTGTTATCAATATCTACAGATGTACCTGCACCTGTGACATGGATAGAACCAACTCTTAATGCACCATCTGTACCAGAAAGAACTTCAGAAGAGTTAGATGCACTTGTTAGGAATGCGAACTCTTGGGAGGATCTGTCAAAACCAAAGAAACCAATTTTAGCAGAGCCGTCGTAGTAGCGAAACTCCACACCCCTATCCTTACCATCGTTAGACGCGGGTGCTGTGTCACCACCAACAGTAATAATAGGGTCATCGATAGTAGTGACTGTGCTGTTAACTGTTGTTGTTGTTCCATTGACTACTAAGTTACCTGTGACTGTAAGGTCGGACTGAAGTGCAGTATCGCCTACTACAGTTAGTTCACCTTGTGATACTACATTACCATTATCAGTGTCAACTGTAAACTTGTCAACACCTGCAGCAGTTTGAACTTTAAAGAACTTATTGTCTGCCTTAACAATGGTTTGATCTGATACTGTTAATGTACCTGATATGTCAGCGTTATTATTAAGATCTAGTGCACCTGTTAGTTCAGTTCCACCATATACTCTTAATCCTTGCCCAACAGCAAGACTCTTACCAATACCTGCACCACCAGTTAGACGTAATGCACCGTCAGCAGAGTAGGATCCAGTAAGAGTTTGATCGCTATTATTAGTTAGCGTATTTACTCCAGTTGTTCCTAAACTATTATTGATTTGCGTAGCACCTGTAACAGTTACTTGACCTTGGATTGCTGTGTTACCATTGTCACTATCAACAGTAAACTTGTCTACTCCAGAACCATTCTGAACTGCAAACTCTT